ATCGGTAAACCCCACCAAGTCCAAATCAAACCCAAGATCACCCAGCTCTCCCAGCTCGAGAGCAAGCAGCTCGTTGTCCCAGCCTGCGTTCAGCGCCAGCTTGTTGTCTGCGATGACGTAGGCCCGCTTTTGTGCATCTGTCCAGCCTGTAGCAACGATCACTGGAACTTCTTTCAGCCCCAGCTTGCGAGCTGCTGCTAGTCTTCCGTGACCTGCGATGACCGAATGTTGATCGTCGATAAGAATGGGTGTAGTGAATCCCCACTCCTGAATGCTTGCTGCGATCTGAGCGACCTGAGCATCTGAGTGCGTGCGAGAGTTTTTCGCGTACGGAATGAGCTTGTCTATCGACAATGTTTGATGGTTGTCTGCCGGGTTCATCATCTGCCTCTGTAGTGGCGCAATCTTGATTGTATCAACGATCTGTGCTAGTCAATAATTCTCACACTCTGCTGTGAAAAAAGTGTTGACACAGACGCTAGACATACGCTACATTTACATCACTGCGCGACACGAATGGACGGAAGGCGCAGCAACCAAAGGAACATCATGATCAAGTACACATTTCAGAAAGCATCTTTCAACGGCCTCAAAGGCTGGATCGCCACGCGTTGGATCGACGGGGTTCACTCGGGCAAAGCATTCGGCAAGACAAAGAAAGAAGCAGTTGCACAGTTTGATGAAGCTCTCTGGGAAAACTCATGAAACGCACCCACCGCCAGATCCTCGCCGATGTAGCCTTTGCAATCGTCCTCGGAGCCACCTTCGGCGTGGTCTTCGGGATCTACTTCTAAAAACGGCTTAAGAGCCGTTTTTTTTGGTCGATACATGTCTAGGTAGCAGACACCACAAAAAAACGCTCCTAGGCGCTTCTAATCGATTCCTATCATGAAACAGACTCGAGTTGCCCACCTGTTGTCCCTCTTGAATGATGGCTGTGGTTTCAAGGCTGCTGTACTCTTGACAGCACTGTATTTCAAAGTTCCTGAGCATCAAATCATCCAGGAGTTCTACAGATGATCTGTCCGAAGTGTGAAGCCCCAGCAAGGGTCCTAGAGACCCGCTGGAGCCAGAAAAAAGCCTGCACCCGTCGCAGACTTGGTTGTCCATCTTGCGGTTATAGATTCTCAATATTCGGGGATATTATGATTCCACAAATAGATAATCAATTAGATTCAGAAGGAATGCCTAAATATACAGAGACCATTCAAGTCCTTGAGGACTTGGTCAGAAGCGCCGGTGGTTGCGCCACCATCGACCAAGTTGCTGTCGTCAAGGCATGGCGTTTAATTGACCGTTATAACGCCATTATTAACGGTAAATAATAAGGTCCACCATCCTCCCCATCCAGCCCGCCGCGTGCGGGCTTTTCTTTTATTTCCACCACATCCGTTAAGGCTGGCACTCGATCCGGGTCAATGTGGCCAGGAAGGCCATCCCACCAGCCCGCACCCACCTCACCACCACCAACCTCAACCAATGTCTTTTTCATCATCACCTCATCAAATTTTCCATGCAACGCAACAGCCCCACAAACATAGCGCAACAACGCAACTACCCTAAAGGGTAGTAGTTGCGTTGCGTTGCGCTAAAATGTTAGTCTTGTCACAAACGCAACTAAAAAAAAGTTGCGCAACAGTTGCGTTTTGTTGCGCTACTTTTTACCCCACTTTTATGCCCTCAAAAGCATGGCAGATGCCTGAACGGTGTCCAAAACGATCCACCCATGCTCGTACGAGTCGATGACCTGGGAGATCAAAAGCTCCCCGATTGGCTTCCCCTTGGACGACGGTCGGACGTAGATCGAAGCTGATGCTTCGGTCAATTCAAGGGTATCCATCAGATATTGGATAAGCCCCGACCGGCTCAAATACGGCTGACCGGCTCGGGTTTCTTTTCCTGCCACTTCCCAAGCATTCTGAAATAATCTTATATGTTTGGTTAATTTATTAACCCCTTTATCGGATATTGGTTTATTGACTATTTCAATAATGGCGCTGGTGACCTGTTCATCGTCCTCGTCGATCCATCCGTTGATCTCCACGGTGCGAAGCTGGGCGTATATGTCTGGTGCTATTTCTGAGTCCTTAGCTTTGCGCTGGACGATCTGCATCGGAGCTTCGTCTTTTGCGGGAATGATGCTTACCTCAATGTCGAGGGCTCCTCTCCATGCTGATGACCCCCGAGCGCGATGCTGGGCTTCTTCGCTGACCCCGGTGTGATGCACTAGCAGGACTGAGCAATTGAACTCGCGCATGAGCTGGCCGCAGGCGTCTAGCATCGTTTTAGCGTCCTGAGCGCTGTTTTCATCGCCGGATAGGAATCGGTGCAGGGTGTCAATGACGATTAGGTCGGGGGGCTCGGGAAGTTGTTTCAGGTGAGTTGAGGTAGACAGATAGCCTTCTGGGGTGTTCAGGTCGCACCCCGAGCGGCTGAGCCACATCTGTAAGCTGCTGGCTTGATGATGCTGTTTCCAGGCTGCTATCCGAGCCCTCAGACCGTGATGGCCTTCGCCTGCCAGATAAACTATTCTTGCGGGCTTGACTCGATTGCCTGCCCACTCTTGCATTCCGCTGGCTAGACGTAGGCACCAATCCAGGACTACGAACGTTTTACCGCCGCCGCTAGGACCATGGATCATGATAAGAGCGTCGGACTGCAACCAGCCTTTGATGAGCCATTTGATCGGCGCAGGCTTCTGGCAATAGTCATCGGCGGGGATAAGCCAAGACTCTTGAGGAGGGTTCAGAAGCAATGAGAGGTTATGCCCAGCCTGGTGGTAATCGTTGGCATCCCCCTCGACCGAGGGCATAACGTAGCTCACACCATACTTGGCACAAGCCTGCTCGGCATGGCGCTGACCGACTCCACTTTTATCGTGATCTGCCACAATCACAATCTTCTGGTCTGGGTAGAGCTCAAGAAGCGAGCCGGTGACGGGGATCAGATTCGAGGCACTGTACGCAACGACACAGGGGCGACCGCTTACCTCATGGATTGTTGCGGCTGTGGCGAAGCCTTCGGCCAAGTAAAGCGTTCCGGGGCTATCGACTAGACCGATGAGCCAGAATTGGCCGCCCGTTTGTCCGCCGGAGTGGTAAAGCTTGCCGCCCTCGCTGTCTATGTATTGAAGGCTGGATAGCTCCCCGTCCTCGCTGAAAAGAGGCACCATGAGCCTACCGTCGCCGGTGATTTTGGCGCCGTGTGGCTGGATGCCTTTGCGTTTGAGGTACGGATGGTCCGGACTTGCCTGGACGCCCTCGCTCCAGATGGTCTCGACTGTGCTAGCGGCCACAGAACGATCGCGCTCTATCTCTGCATCGCGCAACTTTTTGGCCGCATTGACACGGGCCACGTGGGCCATTTCTTGGGCCGGTGTCCACCTTTTCTTCCCAATGTCGGCTTTGACTGTCTGGGTGAAGTTAGCTCGCCAGCATCCGAACGTGATGCTCGGAATGCCTTCTCCGTAAGCTACGTACCAACCCGATCTATCAAGTGTCTTGCGGCTGTTTCCGCTTCTGAATCTGTGAATCCTCCCATCAATAATTATTTGGTCGGGAACGTCTAAACCCGACTCGGCTACTGCGTTTTTGAACTGCACCTCGACTGGCAACGGTGCAGGGCCCACATCTACCGGGGGAGACCAAGGCCCCCCCAGCACGCGGGTGAGATCGGCCATTTATATTGGATTGATCATTGTCTGTTTTGTGATGTAGTCGGACAAAATCGTCAGAGTGCGTGACGACGGGTTAAGGATCTCACCTTTTTTGATCCTGTGCAGCGTATTTGCATGTAGGCCGGTTGCTGCTGCCACCGTTGAGATGCGCCGGTCTGCCAAGGCAGCCCGGACCTGATCAAGATTCAACATCTTTTTCCCCTTTCGTTGTTGTGGTATTGACATTGTGTAGTGAGTCGGGCTACATTGTCAATACTGCACGAACGGACTAGCCGAAAGTGCAGACAACGAAAGGGAAACCATGCAACTCCTGACAGAAGACAACTATTACGAAGTTTGGGCTTCTAACGTGAATGATTACATTGTTCTGTGGTCGTCAGACTATCCAACAAAAGCAAATTTGATTTGTACGTGCGACGATATGGATGAGGCAGTGGAAATGGCTAAGCTCTATATCCACTGTAAAAACAACGAGATTGAGTTTTGACTATTGACGGGGCAACAGTGCCCTGTTAAATTGAACACATCGAACGAACGGAATAGGCCGACGGTTCGACGAACAAAGAGAACGAGATGAAAAACAATGATCTGATGCTGACCCAAGCCGATCAACTGGGCCAACTGTTGGCTGAGATTGATGTGCTTACCAAGCAAGCCGACGCTATCAAAGCTTTGATGCGTGAAGCTGGCGGAGTGCATGATGGCGTGTTGTTCCGTTCCACGGTTGTGGAGTCGAATCGGTCGGTCACCGACTGGAAGGCTCTCTGTGCTGCCCAAGGCATTGGGGCTGATGTGATTGCCGCCCACACCAAGACCACAGCGGTCTACTCGGTCAAGACCACCTCAAAATAAAGGAGGGGGGCCTAGCCCCCATCACATGGAAACCCCTCCACCGAACTGGCCGTTCCCGACGTACAAAGGGAACCCGCTTCCAAAACCACCTCCCTCACCGTTCCGTCAGGAACCCCTACCACCTGCGCCACCGGCGCCTTTTTAATGAAACAACATGGCTATAAATCTCAAAACCACCAAATCACTCGCGGCATCTGGCGTAAAACTTCTGGTCTACGGTCAAGCCGGGGCCGGTAAGACGACCCTGATACCAAGCTTGCCGACGCCTGTAGTGTTGTCGGCTGAGGGCGGTCTGCTGTCGATTGCAGACGCTGACGTGCCTTTTATTGAGATAGGCACGATGGCTGCTTTGTGGGAGGCTTGGGAGTGGCTAACGAAGTCTGCGGAAGCTACCCACTTTGAAAGCGTTGCGCTAGATAGTATTAGTGAAATTGCGGAGGTCGTGTTGTCCGCTGAGAAGAAATCTAGCAAAGATCCTCGACAGGCTTACGGTGCGATGCAAGAGCAAATGGCTGACATCATCCGGGCATTCCGTGATGTGCCAGGCAAGCACGTTTACATGTCTGCAAAGCTAGAAAAGAACCAAGACGAAATGGGCCGGATACTCTACTCCCCATCAATGCCGGGCAATAAAACCGGACAAAGCCTACCCTACTTTTTCGATGAAGTGCTGGCGCTAAGAGTTGAGAAGAATGCTGAAGGCGAGACACAACGGGCACTGATGTGTGACTCTGATGGACTATGGGTTGCTAAAGATAGATCCGGAAAGCTTGAGATGTGGGAAGCCCCCGACTTAGGGGCGATCATCCGAAAAATTGAGAGTTAACTATGAACGCTCACGAGATCCTTGAACTGTGGAACAACACTCGGCACAAACATGCTGGCGAATGCTGGGACAGTCTAGCCCTAACATTTGCCGGGGGGGTCGCTAGGACTGTGCAGGAAAGATGCGCGAGAGTCTGTGACGACTATTGCATCACTGCCCCTTTCACTGCGGCTGCTGTGGCGCACGAGCTGGCCCACAGAATTAGATCCGTGAGCTTCGATTAAAAGGATAACTATGAAGACGATTGAACAACTAGCCGAAGAGTGGGAGCAGATTAAAGCTGCCGAGGAACAAATTAAGACTCGTAGAAGGGAGATTGAAGACGAAATCACAGAACTTTTGAACCTGCCGAAAGACTTGGATCAGCAAAAGACCCACGACATCGGTTTTTACAAACTAAAAGTCACGGGACGAATTGACCGCAAGGTAGATGCTGATAAACTGCAAGCACTTGCCGAGGAAGCTGGACTAACAGAACACCTCGGGAGCTTGTTTCGGTGGAAGCCTGAGATCAACCTGCCCGCATGGAAGGCTGCGCACACTGACATCACAGGCCCTCTACTCGACGCAATCACGACCAAGGCCGCAAGGCCAAGCTATGCCATCACTAGAAAGGACTGAACCATGGCACTACTCAACCAACCAATCGAACTCAACAGCATTCCAATCACTGAAAAGTCTTACGGACTGATTCCTGCTGGCTGGTACACGGCCACAATCTCAAAGTCTGAGCTTCGCATGACAAAGTCCGGAACCGGCGAGATGATCGCCTGTATGTTTACGATCAGCGGCCCGACTCACCAGGGGCGTACCTGCTGGACAAACATCAACATTCGCAATCAGAACCCTAAGGCTGAAGAAGTCGGGCGTGAGCAGTTGGGCTACTTGATGCGAGCCACCGGAATCAGCCAGGTTGTTGACACGGATGTTTTGATTGGCAAGACGTGCCAGATCAAGATTGCAGTTCGAGACGACGAGCGTTACGGTGAAGGTAACGAGATCAAAGGGTTTAGGGCTGCTGAAGGTGGCTCAATGCCTCAGGGCGGCGGGTTGCCCATGCCTGCGCTGGCGTCTGCTCCAAGCCCTTCTAAAGCTGCTCCTCCGTGGGCTAAGAAGTAAAAGAAAAAGCCCCCGAGATGTGAGTCAAGGGGGCTTAACTTTCACGAGTTACACCCAACTGCGAAAGGAGACAAAGCAATTATGGCACAGGTGTCTATCCCAAATCCAATTGTTGAAGCTATTGACCAGGCTTACCAAGACACCCAGGAGCCGCCACGAGGGCATTTAGGGGCCTCAATGCTTGGCCATAAGTGTGATCGTTGGCTTTGGCTGTCTTTCAGGTGGGCGGTGATAGAAAAGTTCCCCGGTCGGATCCTGCGGCTATTCCGCCGTGGCCAGGACGAAGAAGCCAGGATTGTCGGGGACCTATGCCGGATCGGTGTGCAGTTTCGAGACACCAAGGGCGAGCAGGTACGGGTTGATTTTGGCTCGCATGTGTCTGGATCGGTGGATGCAATCATTGAGTCTGGTCTGCCAGGCGCACCGAAGGCCAAACACGTAGTGGAGATGAAGACGCATTCACTAAAAAGCTTCAACGATTTATGCGCCAAGGGTGTCCAGCAGTCAAAGCCTATGCACTGGGCCCAAATGCAGGTTTATATGCATGGCTTGGGCATTCATCGAGCGTTGTATTACGCGATCTGCAAAGACGATGACAGGATCTACACTGAACGGCTACACTATGACAATCAGGCAGCTGAGAAGCTGGTGGATAAGGGCAGACGAATTGCGCAAGCAGACCGGATGCCAGAGCCGTTGAGCAGTGACCCAACGTGGTGGGAGTGCAAGTTTTGTGCAGCGCACGAGTTTTGCCACAAAACCAAGAAGACTAGGGAAGTGAACTGTAGGACATGCGCACATTCAACGGCTAGCGTCTCTGGTCACTGGGGGTGTGCAAAATGGGGTAACGACATCCCTGAGGATTGGCAAAGAACAGGGTGTTCGTCGCACGTTGTTCACCCGGATCTAGTGCCGTGGAAGCTGAAAGGAAGCGACGGTAACGGCTGGAGAGCAATCTATTTGGTGGACGGGCGCGAGGTGGTGAACGGTGAACCTGGGCCCGGGGTGGTGTCTAGTGAGGAACTTCTGAAGGATAAGGAATGAACTGTACACACAGAGCGATAAGGTCATGGTCAGAGCTGAATGGCAAGCCGGTACCGATGTGGACATGCGTTGATTGTGGCGCCATGTTTGAGCTTAGGCGCGAAATGAAACCGCTGACTGATCCTCAGATTCATGAGCTTGATTGGCCAAAAACTTGGAATTACGACGATGTGAGGGATTTTGTTATATCAGTGGAACAGGCGCATGGGATTTGGGGGAAGGTATGACAACACTACGATCAGCAGCAGAGATGGCGCTTGAGGCTCTTCGCGTAGCTACTACGCCGCGTTCAGAAGATCGTCAAACAGTGCTGATGGCACAAGCCGCTTTACTCATAGCACTAGCGGAGCCTGAACCGGAGCCGGTGGCGTATGGATACAGAGATGCTAGAGGAAACATCAGACTGCTCAACCATTACGAAACGAAAATGGATCGCATACCCCTTTACACATCCCCACCCCAGCGCCAGCCGCTGACGGATGAGGAGATTGACGCGCTTGCGATTGACGAGGATGGCTTACCAAACAGCCACTTTGAATTCGCCCGCGCCATTGAGCGAGCACACGGGATAGGGAGCCAAGAATGAAAGAACAAACCACAGAACATCTGCAACAACTGGCTTGGGAGTGTGGATTCATGATTGAGCTGGATCTTCCGAGGCTCATTAAGTTTGCAGGTCTAGTACGAGCTGATGCATTCTCAGCCGGGTTTGAATCTGGAATGAACTATCAACGAACGATGAGCCTGAAGGTGTTGGAGCAGGCAGCTAGAGAGATCGGAGAACGCCGCCGTGACTAATTACAACCCTGTAACTCCGAAGAATAAGGGTAGGAACTATTGCCGGGTCAATGCCATGTCTCTGGCCCAGCTAATCAAGTTCTTGTCTGAAGGGATCTATTCTTGCAAGGAACTTGCAGAAGAATCAGGTCTTCACTACGTCACTGTTCTGACCTATACCCGGGAGATGTATCGGGCAGGTGTGTTGTACATCAAGGCTTGGGAGAAGGATGTCAGAGGAACTGACCAGATAAGAATCTATGCCCTTGGAAACAAGCCCGACGCCAAGAAACAGAAGCTAAGTTCTGTTGACAAACAGAGACGGCACCGACAGAAGAAACAGCAAATGAAGGTGATTCAGATGATTGCAGGGGACTCTAAATTGTGCGAGCGGAAACCGAAGGCACAGCAAACACAGGAAATGGCAGCATGAACATCAAACTAATACCGCCAAAGATTGATGCTTTTGACGATGATCACATTGCCGTTTTCACCATGGAGATGGTAGGTGAGGATATCGCCAGCATTGAGATCCGGGCTTGGATTGATAGGGATAACTGGCCGCACATTCAAAAGGCAGTTACCGATGCTTTGGAGATGATGTTTCCGGAGGGTGCATGAATGAGTTGGCTCTTTTCGCGGGTGCTGGTGGAGGAATTCTCGGGGGAAAACTGCTCGGATGGAGAACAGTCTGTGCCGTCGAATGGGAGCCCTACCCCGCAAGCGTTCTTGTCCAGCGACAAAATGACGGGCTTCTCCCGCCTTTCCCGATCTGGGATGACGTTCAAACCTTTGACGGAAAGCCGTGGAAAGGAATCGTTGACGTTGTATCTGGCGGGTTTCCATGCCAAGACATCAGTGTTGCCGGGAAAGGAGCAGGCATTGACGGAAAACGCTCGGGAATGTGGTCACACATGGCGCGGATCATTGGCGATGTTCGACCCCGTTTCGTCTTCGTGGAAAACAGCCCAGCCATCATTACTAGAGGACTTGGGCGAGTCCTTGGTGATTTGGCCTCGCTCGGGTATGACTGTAAATGGACAGTGCTGGGAGCTGCCGACGTTGGAGCACCGCATCAACGGGATAGATTCTGGCTTGTGGCCAACTCCAACAGTATGCGGAAATTACAACCGGAAGGGAGCCAGCAAGACAAGCGGGGATGGTCTGGCAACGGCTGTATTCAAGTGTGCAACCCCAACAGCCAGAGACTGGAAAAGCGGGAAAGCCAGCCAGGCAACAATGGAGAGGAATTCCAGACCTCTATCGGAGCAAATTGGTGGAAGTCTGAACCCACCATGGGTCGAGTGGCTTATGGGGTGGCCGGAAGGGTGGACAGACTTAAAGCCATTGGAAACGGTCAAGTTCCAGCAGTGGCAGCAACAGCATGGAGGCTGCTAAATGCTCCGTGACTACCAACA